TCAGCGGGTTCGGGGTTCGAGTCCCTGATGGCGCACCAGTTCGGCAAGGATGGCCCCCGGGGCCATGTGCAGGACCCCCTCGACCCTCTGGACGTCATCGAGCGTCCAGGGGGTCTTTCCACGCCAGCGGTCGGACACCGACTGCTGCGAGAAGCCGAGTAGCTCGGCAAGGCGCCGCTGGGTGACAGCGAGGCGCGCGCACTCTGCGCGGATCACGGCAGCGACCGTGGACGAGTAGCTCGAGACCGGCAGTTCCGTCGTCTGTGTGCTCATGGCTAGGAGAGTACCGGCCTGGCCGGTACGTGTCAGGCAGTTCACTCGGACACGCGTCGGCGTGTCTACCTGAGAGATACCGGTAATGCCGGTACACATCAGCCATGACCGGACTAGCAGAGGCGACCGCGGCAGCGGTGCGCCTCCACCTCAAGGCGCGGGGCATCCGCCAGGTCGATGCCGCGCCGGTCCTCGAGCTGTCGCAGCAGGCGCTCAGTGACCGGCTCACCGGCGTCACCGCGTTCACGCTGCGAGACCTCGAGCGGCTGGCCGAGCACTACGGCATCGAGGTCCGTGAGCCGATCGTCTCGCCCCCGCTGCTCGCCAACGCGCAGGCCGAGCGCGAGCGGCGCGAGCAGGTGTCCGCGTGACCCCCGCCGAGTGGCGTCGCGCGCGACGGGAGGCGCTCCGTGCCGCGCACGCGCTTGGCGGCGCGCTGGCCTTCCTGCTCGTGGGCGCCCTCGCTGGCCTCGTCCTCGCCGGGTGGCTGCTGTGAGCGTCGGCAAGACCTACGTCATCCGCCGCGGCGTGGTCGCGATGCCCAACCGCACCGTGCACGACGCGCACCTGTCCTACGCCGCCCTCGGTGTGCTCACGGTGCTGCTCGCGCGGCCGGATGGCGCGCCCGCCGGTTATCGCGAACTCATGGGCCGCGGGCTGGGCGAGGACGCCATGCGCGCCGCCCTGCGCGAGCTGGACGCCCAGGGCTACCGGCACCTCGTGCGCCGCCACGGTGAGCGTGGCCGGCTTGTCACTGACGTGGTCGTGTCTGAGGTGCCGCTGAGCCCCGAGGAGGCGCGCGAGCAACTGGACGAGCGGCTCGGCGTGCAGACCCTCACCGTGCCGGGGATTGCCAGGCACGGTGTGACCAGGGGAAACGCGGCATCGTCCCAGGTCGCACCGCGCCTGGGCTCACCGGAGCACGGTGGACCGCGCCACGGTGAGAGCAGGCATAAGCCTTCGGCTTCCAAGGTGACTCTAGGACTTCGTCCTGAGTCACCGGACAACCCAAGCGCGCACGCACCCGGTGGGCCCTGCCCGCACGACGACCCGCACGGCCTCGACCCCACGCCGACCGGCCTGCCTCGCTGCCCCATGTGCCGCCGCGGCCTCGACCTGCCCGGCGCCGACGTCATCCCGTTCGACACCCGAGCCCGCGCGGCGGGCGACCACCTGGAGGCTCGCTCATGAACGCCGACGAATGCCCGACCATCGCAGAAACGCTGGCCGAGGTGGACAAGATCACCGAGGACCTGGACCAGGCGATCACCGACCTGTTCACGTGGCGCGACCAGTGCGACGAGCAGGACGTGCGCGACGTGCTCGCAGCCGTCGGCGATGCCCTCAGCGCCGGGTGGGCGGCGCTCCAGATCGCACGCGCCAAGGCCAGCGACCTGCCCGAGCCGCTTCGGCTGGCACCTCAGGCCAAGAGCGCCGAGGACGCCGACCGGCAGGCCGTGGCCGCCCTGGGTGGCGGACGGCACGTCGCACCTGTGTCACCTGACACACGTGACGACCGAGAGGCCGGGTACCTGTGAGCGGGTGGACCGGCCGTCGGGTCACGCGTGACCGGGCGCACTGGCGCCGCGTGCTCGAGGCGGGCCCGCTGCCCTGTGCTCGATGCCGCCGACCCGTGAGCGTGGACCAGGCGTGGCAGGTCGAGCACGTCGAGGCGCGCGCCGAGGGTGGCGGGCTCGGCCGTGCCAACCAGTGGGTCAGTCACGCGGCGTGCAACGCGCGCCACGGCGGGCAGCTCGGCGCCGCGCGGCGCAACGCCCGTCGGCCCGTCGTCATCGTCCGCGTCGAGAATGAGCGAGCAAGGGGAATCCGGGGATGGTGACTGATTCCGTCGATGTTGTGCCGCTTTTTGAGATTGAGCGGGCAACCCACGCTAAGCTTTCCGCTCCCAATCCCTCCCCACGGGAGAACGAGCGAATCCCTCCGCTCAAGTCCCCATTCGGGCGGCGCCATTGCAAGCCGCTGCACGCATCGCCCGCGCCGGACGCCGATATCTCGGAGTTCATCGACGGCGCAGCGTCCCTCGGCTTCGTCCCGTCCGTGCATCAGGAGCGCTTCGCGCGGCAGATGAACGCCACGCACCCGGACGGCCGACCGCTGTACCGGCGCATTGCCAAGACGGAGCCGCGCCGGTCGGGAAAGACCGAAGGGCTGTGGGCGCTGATCATTGGCCGGTGCAAGAACCGCGCCGACTATCACGCCGCGTTCTCGGCGCAGTCCGGGAAGATGGGCCGCAAGCGGTTCCTGGCGATGGCCGTGAAGCTCGAGCGCTGGGACCCCTGCGCGCGCCCGTCGCGGTCCAACCCTGACGGGTGCCAGCGCGAGCACGTCCACTACCGCGTCTACCGGTCCAACGGCGGCGAGCGGATCGAGTGGTCCAACGGTGCGACCCTCGACGTCAACCCGCCCGACCCTGAGTCCTACCGCGGCGACGAGTATGACCTGATCGTCGCCGACGAGGCCCAGGAGATGGACGACGACGAGCAGGCCGACGAGTTCCTCGGCGGCATCAACCCGACCATGGACACGATCCCCACGGCGCAGCTCGTCGTCGCAGGAACCGCCGGGAAGAAGCGCTCCGGTCTGCTCTGGTCCTCGCTCGAGAAGGGCCGTCACGGCGCCTGGGGAATCCTCGAGTACGCCGCGCCGGACCACGCCGACCCGACCGACGAGGCGACGTGGCTCGCCGCGCACCCGGGCATCGGAACGTTGACCACGCTCGAGGTCATCCGCGAGAACTTCACCGACCTGTCCCTGCTGGACTTCCAGCGTGAGTACCTCGGCCAGTGGCCGGCGGACCTCACGACGTCGGCGATCGACGCCGAGCACTGGGCCCGCGCGCTGGCCGAGATGGGCACCCGCCCGACCCGCGTGGGCCTGGCATTCGACGTCTCCCCGGACAACACCGTGGCCTCCCTCGCGTGCGCGTGGCGTGACGCCGATGGCATCGCGCACGTCGAGCTGCTGGCGCACCGCGCGGGCACGACGTGGCTGCCCGCCGAAGCGGCCCGCGTCGCCGCCGCCGCCAAGGTCCCCGTGGCCTACGACACGGTTGGGAAGAACATCGCCCCGGCCGATACCCTCGGCCGCCGCCGCCCTCCTGTGCGCCTGACGCCTATGGGCATCAAGGACGTGCAGGGCGCGGCTCAGCGGATCGTCTCGGCCCTGGCCGACGGCACCGTGCGCCACTTCGGGCAGAAGGACCTCGACCTCGCCGTGCAGGGCGCCGCGTGGCGCGCGCTCGGCGAGTCCGGTCGGGCGTTCGGGCACAAGGCGTCGGCCAACCCGATCACCCCGCTGACGGCGGCCGCGCTCGCCCTGTGGGCCTACGACCGGCAGCCGGTGCGCCGCCGCACGGGGGTGAGGGCCGCGTGAGGGTCGATCCGTCCTGGTCGTCCTGCGTCGGCGTGTGCCAGTGCGGCGCCCGGTTCCTGTCCCGCGACCGGCTCGGCGTGCTCGTCCAGGGCGCGCGTCACGAGCAGATCGCACACCCGGGCGTGCACGTCTGGCAGAACAGCCTTACCCGGGAGCGACACGCCGACACGCCGCGCCGCGAGCACGCACCGGCTCAGGTGTTGGAGACCAGCCCCAGGGTCTAGCCCCATGAGGTGGTTCGGGTTCGGGAGTGCGCCGGTCGGCGCCGACGTTCTGTCGCCGTCGCGCCGGGCGCGCATCGCGTCGCCCTGGTCGCCGGGCATGTCGGCGTCGATCATGGCGGCCGACTGGCTCGGCGCCAGCGCCGACCTGATCCCCGCCACCCGCGAGCAGGCCATGCGCGTCCCGGCCATCGTGGCCGCCCGGAACATCCTGTGCACCGAGCTGGCCCAGGGTGCGCTTCGGCAGTACCGCGGCGACGCGCTCACCACGGCGCAGCCCTCGTGGCTGTCGCGCACGGACGGCGACCTCGCGCCCCAGCTCCGCACCCTCTGGACGTTCGATGACCTGCTGTTCAGCGGGTTCTCGCTGTGGCGGGCCATCCGCAACGGCCGGGGCGAGCTGCTCGACGCGTGGCGCATCCCGCCCGAGCTGTGGACCTTCGATGCCGACTGGCGGCTCATGGTGGACGACCGCCCGGCCAACGCCGACCAGGTGATCCTGTTCACCGGGTGGGACGAGGGCCTGCTGACGACCGGTGCCGACGTCATCCGGCAGTCCCTCGCCATCTCCTCCACCGTCACGTCCCGGGTCCGTAACCCCGTCCCGGTCGTGCTGCTCGAGGAGCAGCTAGAGCAGGGCCGCACGGACGGCACCGAGGACCCCGAGGACGACGAGGTCGGCGAGCTGCTGGACACGTTCACCAAGGCCCGCCGGTCCCAGGACGGCGCGACGGCCTACGTGCCCTATGGCATCAAGGTCAACCCGTTCGGCAAGGACGAGACGGACCTGCTCGAGCAGGGCCGCAACGCCGCCGCGCTCGACGTCGCCCGCCTCACCGGCATTCCCGCGGCCGCGCTCGAGGCGACCGGCACGAGCGCGTCCCTGACGTACTCGACCAGCGAGACCACCCGCGCGATCAAGAACGACCGGCTGCGCGCCCGGGCGGCGATCTTCGAGGCCCGGCTGTCCATGGACGACGTCACCCCGCGTGGCACCCGCGTCGCCCTCGACCTGTCCCACCTGGTCGGCCCCGAGACCGGCCTGCCCGCATCCACGGAGGACTGAGCACCATGGCCCGACTCATCATCGACGGCGGCACCCTGACCGCGTCCCTGGACGACCGGACGGTCTCCGGCCTGCTCGTCCCGTTCGGGGAGGTCTGCAAGTCCAACCTGGGGCAGTTCAGCGTCGGCCCCGGCGCGTTCGAGCTGCCCGAGGACGTCGGCGTGCTGAACGCCACCCTGGACCACGACCGCGAGCAGCCCGTCGCGCGCTTCGTGCATGCCACCGAGGAGCGCGATGGCATCCGCGCGACGTTCCGCGTCGCCAAGGGCGCCGAGGGTGACGCGCTGCTCGCCGAGCAGGCCAAGGGGCACCGCCGGTCCCTGTCGGTCGAGGCCAGAGGCGTGGTCGTCCGCGCGGGTCGCGCGATCACCGGCAAGGTCTTCGGCGCTTCGTTCGTCGAGGCCGGGGCCTTCCCTTCGGCGACCCTGTTCGCCGCCCTCGAGGACGACGACCAGCCCACCACCCAGATCACCGACGGCACCGTGCCGCCGGACGACGCCGACGAGTCGGCGAAGGAGGACACCACCATGGACGAGGACGAGGTCCAGGACGCCGACTCGACCGAGACGGCCGACGGCTCCACGCTCACCGCTGCCCTGCCGGGCAGCCTCACCGGCCCCAAGCGGGGCCCGGCCAAGAAGGAGGACGGCGCGAGCCTGTTCGCGTCGCTGCGGGGCAAGAACGTCGCCCAGGCCGGGACGCTGCTCGCGGCCCTGGACGTCATGAACGCCGCTGACGTCCTCTCGACGCAGCAGCAGCAGTGGCTCGGCGAGGTCTACGGCTCGCGGACCTACGTGCGCCGCTTCGCGCCGCTCGTGCAGCACGCCGACCTCCAGGGCCTCAAGGGGCTCGGCTGGAAGTTCACCGCGGGCAAGACGCCCGTGGTCGCCCCCTACACGGCGGGCGCGCAGCCGAACAGCAACGAGGTCAAGACCGAGGCCGTCACCCTCGACGCCACGCGGCTGGCCAGCGCGGGGAGCGTGGACCGCGCGTGGATCGACTTCCCGTCGCCCGAGTTCTGGGCCGGGTACTTCCGCGAGCAGTCCAACAGCTACGACCGCGTCCTCGACGGCATCGCGCGCGACGCGATGGTCGCGGGCGCCACCGCGGTGGCGGCGGGGGCGGTCCCGTCCGGCGTCTCGACGGCGGCCGCGTTCATCGTGGACGGCGCCCTCGCGGTGCTCGCGGCCGAGCGCGACCTGCCGTCCTTCGCGATCGTCGGGTCCAACCTCTACCGGGACCTCCTCCTCACGCGTGCGGACGACGTGATCGCGTTCCTGACCGCGGCCATCGGGCTCGAGGACGGCACGCTCGCGGGCTTCCGCATCGTGCCGTCGGCCGCCGCCGGCCTCGCCTCCAAGGTGCTCGTGGGCACCCGGACCGCCGCGACCGTCTACGAGCTGCCGGGCTCCCCGGTCCGCGTGGACGCCGTGAGCATCTCGAACGGCCAGGTCGACCGCGGCCTGTTCGGCTACCACGCCGAGCTCATCAACGACGCGCAGAGCCTCGCGCTCGTCGCCGCCGCCTGAGCCCAGCACACCCGCGAGACGAAGGGAGGGACGTCCGGTCATGGACCTGTGGATCGATGAGACCACTGACGGCGAGGTGCTGTCCGACCTGTGGCCGGACGCCCCTGCCGGGGACACGCTCGCCATGGTGCTCGAGGCGGCACAGGAGCAGTGCGCCGCCTACGCGCCCAGGCACCAGGTGGCAGCCGTCGAGGCCGGGGGAGATGTCCCGGCCCGCTGGAAGGTCGGCCTGGTCATGCACGCCCGGGCCGTCTACCGCTCGCTCATCGCCGGGTCGGGCGACCAGATCGGCCCGGACGGCATCACCGTGACGGTCTGGCCCATGGACCGCACCGTCAAGGCCCAGTTCCGGCCGCCGCGACCGGGGCGCGTCCGATGAGCGTCCGCGGCGACGTCGCGACCTACGTGCGCGAGCGCGTCCCGGGCACGTGGACCGTCTACCCCTACGGCCGCAACCTCGACGGTGTCACCGACGTGACCGTGATGGTCGAGCAGACCAAGGTCACGCCGGGCGCCGCCGCTGGCCTGCGGACCGTGTCGCTGACCGTCACCGTCGCGGTCGGCGGGACCGACCCCGCCAAGGTCGAGGACGCCCTAGAGGACGCGCTCTACGAGCTGCTCGACGTCCTCGACGGCCTGCCGCACGTCGGTCTCTCGGCCGACCGCGGGGTCATCAACGGATCGACCATCAACGCCTATGCCGTGACCGTCGAGGTCCCGGCCCGGAAGGAACAGCCATGACCGAACTGACCGTGCAGCCCATGGTCCTCAAGGACCTCGACCTGCTGATCGGCGCCGGGACCCCGGACGACTTCGGTGCCCACGTCTCGACGTGCAAGTTCACGCCGAGCGCCTCGACCGTCCAGTTCGTCGGCGGCAAGTCGAACGCCTTCACCGACGTCACCACCCCGACGTGGGTCTGCGAGCTGACGTACGCCCAGGACTGGAAGTCCGCCAACTCCCTGTCCCGCTACCTCTACCTCCACGAGGGCGAGCACGTGCCCGTGATCTTCAAGCCGGTCGACGGCGGCCCGGAGTTCGAGAGCGTGCTGATCATCACCCCCGGTGCGATCGGCGGCGACGTCAACGCGGTGTCGACGGCCTCGGTCACGCTCGGCCTCGAGGGCAAGCCCGAGCTGGTCGCGGCCTGACCGATGGGCTCGCGCGTCGAGGGACCCAGGGAGGCCCGGGCAGCCGTGGTCGCCCTGCGGTCCCTCGACGTCGACGTCCGCAAGTCGATCAACGCTCAGTCCCGGTCGGCCGTCACGCCGATGTGGACCAGCGTGGTCGAGGCCAACGCCACGACCCACATGGACACGCGCGTGCTGGCGCTCGGTGCCCGCGTCCAGACCGGCTATCGCGTCACGCTCGTCGCGGCCAGCTCGAGGCGCCGCCTGCGCGGTGGGCTGATCCCCGCCGACCGGTGGCAGGGCTACGAGTTCGGTGCCGTGCACGGTGCCCCCAGGACCTACGAGACCCGGTCCCGCAAGGGCCGGACCTACAAGGTCACCCGGCGCACCACCGAGCAGCTGCCGAAGCTCCGGCCGTCCGGCCGGGTGCTCTACCCGTCCGTTGCCGACATCGGGCCGCGCGTGTTCGCGCTGGCAACACAGACCGCCATCCGCGGGATCTTCGACGCCTACCAGAGAGGGGAAGTGTGATGGCCGGCGGCTTCAAGTGGTCCCTGGACTGGGACACCAACCCGCTCCGCAAGGGCGGCCAGGTCGCGGCCGACGCGCTCCAGGACACCATCGAGACGTTCGAGGACCTCGCCCGTCAGGCCGACCGCTCGACCGACAAGGCGGGCGACGGGCTCGCCGCTGACGTGCGCGACGGCGGCCGGACCGCCGAGCGCGCGCTGTCCGACCTTGAGGACCGCTTCCGCGACACCGCCGCCCAAGCCCAGCGCTCCACCAAGGCCGCGGGCGACTCGCTCGGCGACGACTTCAAGCGCGGAGCGCGGGACGCCGAGGAGGGCACCCGGCAGCTCAAGGAGAACGCCGGATCGAACTTCAAGGAGCTGGGCGCTTCGTTCGACGGCACCGCCCAGGGCATGGCCGACGGCCTGCAAGGCTTCGTTGCCGAGGCCACGGAGGGCTTCGGCCCCGCTGGGCTCGCCGCGGGCGCGGCGTTCGCCATCGGGATTGGCGTCGCGCAGGCGAAGCTCCAGGAGATTGCCGACAAGGTCAACGAGCTGAAGGAGCAGGCCGCGCAGCTCGCAGTCGAGTGGAGCGAAGCGACCGACCCGGAGCGCGTCGCGATCCTCGCCAAGCGGTGGGATGACCTGTCTACGAAGATCGTGGACGCCAAGTCGTGGTTCGAGCTGTGGCAGGACGACGCCGTGACGGCCGTCGAGAAGATCGACAAGGCCGCCAGCGTCGCCGGACCCGACGTCGAGCGGTTCATGTCGTCGTTCACCGAGAGCGACGCGGTCGCCCGGCAGAAGGAGCTCGGCGACGTCCTCGACGACGTCCAGCAGTCCAGCGCCCGGCTGGGCGACGAGATCGCCGACCTGACCGTCAAGCAGCGCGCGTCCGCCGAGGCCGCCCGCGCGGGCATGACGATCGACTGGACGACCGCCGACGCGGAGCGCCTCGAGACCCTGCGCCAGCAGAAGAACGCTCTGGACGGGTTCCTGCCGCTCGTACGCGACGAGTACAACCTGACGGCCAAGTCGAACGCCCTCATCGAGACGCAGGCGCGGCTCCGCGGCCAGAGCGTCGAGCAGTACGAGCAGGAGCAGGCCGCGACCAAGCGCGCGGCCGACGCCCAACAGGCGTACCTCGACACCCTCTCCGAGGCCGCCGAGCCGGTCGGGCAGTATCAGGCGCTGCTCGAGCAGAAGCAGGACGCCGACCGTGCTGCCGCCGAAGCGACCGCCGCGGCTACCGAGGACACGTCCGACTCGTGGGAGCAGTACGCGCACGACGTCACCGTGACCATGACTGACCTGATCGACAAGCTCAACGCCCAGGCCAAACGCCGCGGGGAGTTCGAGGCCAACTGCGCGGCCATCGCCCAGGCCGGCGGCCAGGCCATCGCCGACGAGCTGCGCGGCCAGGGCCCGGAGGCGGCCGGAGCCGTCGCCGACCTCATCGCCCACGCGACGTCGGACGAGCAAGCCCGCTACTTCGCGTCGTGGTCCCTGGCCACGGGCAAGGCCGCAGCGAACGGCATGGCCACCGGCATCACCGGCCAGTCCGCCGCTGTGCTCGCCGCTGCCCAGGGAGTCGTCAACGGCGCCGCGCAGGGAGTGTCCATGCCCCAACTGGTCTACGGCGCGAACGTCGCCGGTCTCCAGGAGGCCGTCAACCAGGCAGCGAGGAGCATCCAGATGCCCAACCTCGAGTTTGTCGCCCGTGTTGGCCGACCGCAGGTGGTCTGACGTGGCGACGACCATGACCCGCGGCGCGGTCACCCTCACCCCGACGCTCATCCTCCCGGCCCGACTCGTGCGCACCGGACGCACGGTCGTCCACCCGATCCTCGGGACCGACGACGCCGACCTCACGATCCGACCCGCCGGACCCCGAACGGGCGAGCTGCGCACCCTGTGGCTGACGGCTGCCGACGCGGCCGCCGCGGTCGAGGCGCTCGGCGTCGCAGGCGGCGCCTGGACGATCGCGGACAGCGGCGACGCCGACATGACCTGCCAGGTCGTCGGCGACATCGTCCAGGACGCCCCCGTGGACGGCTGGGCCGGTCGGACCGTGACCATCACTGTGCAGGAGGTATCCGCATGACCACGACGACCCGGCTGTCCGGGACGCTCGAGCTGGCCGGGCGCACGCTCGACGTGGCTCCGGTTGTCACCCTGGACCGGGGGTGGGCGCCGTACGCCACGGCGGAGGTGACCGTGCCCGGCGACGATGACCTCTTCGACGACACCGACCCCCGCACCTCAGACCTGCGCGGAGTGGTCACGGTGCGCCAGGACTTCTACGAGTCGACGACGCTCGCGGACGCGTCGGCGGGGTGGGCCGGCCTGACCCTCGATGACCTGTCGGACCTGTGGGGCGACCTGACCCTCGATGACCTGTCGGACCTGTGGGGCGACCGGTGGGGCAACGCGACGTGGCGCGCAGCGGAGACGCTGCAGCTCGACCTCGGAGTGCGGTCCCGGGACCGCGACTTCGAGGCCGGAACGATCACCTATGTCCTGGCGTCGGACGAGCGCCTGGCGCAGGAGACCGCCGGTACCGGCTGGGAGCCGGGCGCGCAGGGCTTGGCCGCCCGGTTCGCGTCGATCCTGACGCTCTGCCACCTCGACCCCGCCCCGACCGTGGACCTCGGAGCGTGGGCCGGTTCGACCACCCCCGCCGCCGCGTTCACCCCGGATGACACGGCCTGGGACCAGCTCGCCGCCTCTGCGGGGCCGCTGGGCCTGCGACCGTGGTGCGACGAGTCGCGGGTGTGGCGGGTCATGGACCCGGCGGACGCGCCGAACCGCAGCATCCACCTGGCGCGCTTCGTCACGGCGCGGGACCTGACCAGCCGGGACGGGGAGTGGGCAGACCAGGCGCTGTCTCGGGTGACCTACACCCTCGGCGGGGTGCCCTACGCCAACCAGGCCTGGTACCCGGACCCCGGCTCGGACCTCACGCACCACAAGGTCACGGTCGTGAGCACCGCGCTGGGCGTGGTCACCGCCCATCAAGAGCCCCGCTACGACCCAGAGGCCCACGTGCGGCGGACCTCCGCGCACGGTCGGCAGGTGACCGGGCGGGCGCCGATCGACCTCGCGGTGCGCCCCGGGATGGCCCTGACGACGGGCGCCCCGTCGCTGCCCGCCCTGTCCGCCGAGGTCGACTCCGTCCGCTTCGACGTGCCCGCTGCACAGATGACCATCACCACCACCGACACCGTGACAGGAGCATGACCCATGCCGATCGGAGCTGACGGCCGCCACCACTACGACGGCACCGAGGACGCGGCCCCCACGCCGGACCTCCTCAACCTCTTCGGCGACAGCCTCCCGGTCACGGCCGCTGGCTCCGTCTATGGCGGCGCCGCGGTCACGACGGTGCACTTCCCGGCGGGTCGCTTCGCGGCCCCGCCCGTCGTGATCGCGATCAATGCAGAGAACGTCCCCCGCGGACTCACGGCGGTGACGGCGGCCGGCTTCACCTACCAGAACGCAGTGGGCGCCAACGCCACCCTCTACTGGCTCGCGATCGAGGCTCACTGATGACCGTGGTCATCGGCACCCGCCGCGACGGGTCCACGGCGTGGCTCGGCGACCCGGCGGGGCGGTGCTGGCACGCCTTGGAGGCAGACGGGCTCCCGGACGACGGGATCACCGACGCCGGGCGCACTACGGCCGAGCAACGGCGCCAGCGGGCCGCCGCAGAGGCCGGTCTGCTGCCCGCCACTGCCGCCATCCCCGGCACGTCCAAGCACGAGAACCTGCCCCCGGACGGCGCCAGGGCGGTGGACGCCCGCGGCGACACGCAGGCGTGGCTCATCGCCCACGCCCCGAGCTGCTGGTCCCGCCCGCTCCTGAACGCCCGGACCGGCGCCGAGCCGTGGCACTGGGAGCACACCGCGGCCCTGTGCCGCAACCAGAACCGCACCACCAACCGAGAGGACTACGACATGCGAGGGCTCTTCGAGGCGCTCTACCGCCTCCGCTCGGCCCGCCAGGGCACCGACGCCGAGGTCGACTTCTGGACGGTCCAGGCCGCCCAGGCCGGATGGAGCCAGGGGCAGGCCGTGGCCGCGTTCGACGCGTCCCCGGCCGAGCCCGGCACCGTGACCGCGGCTTACCGGGCGACGCTCGACCGCGAGCCGGACGCCAACGACCTGGTCACGTGGCCCGCCGGACGGAGCATCGGCGAGGTCTGGGCGGGCGTCGCGGTCGAGAAGTCCCGGGGTGCGCGATGAGCCACGCTGCGGAGGTGGTCACGGACCCCGACACGGTCCCGCCCGCGGTGCGGACGGCCGCCTACTACGTGCAGCTCGGCGCATCGGCGGCCGTGCTGCTCGCGACGGGCCTCGCGCCCATCTGGCTCGCCGACCCCGCCGCCACGCAGGTCGTGGCCACCGGGGGCGTCATCACCGCCGTCGTCGGGCTCGTGGCCGGTGGTCTCGGCGTCGCGTACCGGCCCACCCGATGACCGATCCCGTCGTCATCGCACTCATCGCCGCCGGGCCGGGCATGGTCGGGGCCATCGCGTCCCTGGTCCTGCCCGGCCGACGGCAGGCCGAGCGGCTCGTGCGCGTCGAGACGAAGCTAGACGACGCCATCGGCCGCCTCGGCCGCGTCGAGGCCAAGATCGACCGCTAGCGTGAGAGGCCGAACCGCGTCCTCATCTCCCTTTGGAGAGCGCTGGCCGCCTCTCCGAACGCCTCCGATATGCGTGCGTCGACTCGCTCGGACTCGGTCTTGTGCCAGTCGGCGTGCCTAGCCGGGACCCCAACGAGGGCGCCGCACTCTGGGCAGGTAGTCGTCTCATCGGCGGGCATGACGCTGAGTGTCGTCCGGCCCGCCGATAGTCGCAAGCACCTCGGCACTCAAACCGGATGTCGGCGGCGCCCCCTACCCTTCCGCAGTGGTGGCGCAACCGGGCTAGCCACCAAAGGAGGGCACGGTATGGCTACTGAGGAAGAGACCGCGCAGGCGATCCTTGACGCGATCAAGAGTCTGGCGGACGAGGTCCCGAACATCGACCGGTCGACCAACCTGGAGCGCGTCGCGGCTGCCGTGGACGCGCTCTCGCACGCTTGGGCGAACATCGTCGGCGCCAGGGGCGGCACGGACATCGCCTAGGCTGCTCGCCCCGCCGCCCGGGCGGCGACCATCGCCCGGATGTGGTCACGACGCACCGCGACATAGCGCTGCGTCGTGGCCACCGAGGCGTGGCCTAACAGTTCCTGCACGGCCCGGAGGTCGTGCGTGGCGTCGTGCAGCTCCGTCGCGCACGCGTGGCGCAGCATGTGCATCGTGACCCCTTCGGGCAGCGTCCGGCCGACGAGCTTCCCAACCCAGCGCGCCGAGAGGTGGCCGTCCACGGCGCCGGGGAACGCGTAGCCCGGCGGCAGCTCGCGGAGCATCCTGGCCAGGTCGTCCGGCAGGGGCACGTCCCGGTTGCGCGAGCCCTTGCCGTGGACGCGGAGCGACCACCCGACGAGGTCCCGGAACAGATCATCGGTGTTGACCTGTGCGACCTCGCCACGGCGCATCCCGACGTCGTGCGCCAGGCGCAGCATGAGCAGCGTCCGCGCATCCGCGTCCAGCCGAGCCGCCTGCACAGCCTCCGGCGGCGCCGGGCGCGGGTCCGGCTTGGCCGGGGGCACCACCGGCAGCCCGGCCGCGACGTCGCGCGCCGTGCGCTCGGTCAGCACACCCCACCGCCAGAAGCTCCGCAGGGACGCGCGGTAGGACCGGCGCGTCTCGGCCGACCAGTCCTGCCCGCCCGTCCAGGTCAGCAGATCGTCCAGGGTGAGGCCCCACGGACCGCCAGGACCCGCCCACGCGGCCAGCCGCCGCAGATGGTAGGTCCGTAGACCGATCGTCTGCTCAGACCGCCCCGCGGCCCGCAGCGCCGTCGCCCACGCCTCGATGTCATCGCCCCACCCGTCGTCAGTCTGTTCACACACGGTCCACAGGTCGGCACGACGGCGGCGCCGGTCAAGCGGCATGCGTCACGCCGTGGCCGCGAGGTCGATGCCAGCGACCGGGAAGCGCTGCTCCCACCACTCGCCCGCGCCGCACGCTGGGCAGGCGCCGAGCGTGCCGCCGGGCGCGTTCGCGAGGCTCGACGTGACGACGACCGTCCCGCAGTAGGCGCACTGGTGCACCCGTTCCGCGCCCTTGGCCATCGCGGGTGTCTGCGTGACGATGAGCCACGGCGTGGGCTCCTCCGCCACAGGGAGCGCGATCGGCTCCGGCATTCCCTCGAGCGGGGGCTGCTCGGCGCCGAACCTCGCCGCTGCGTCCTGGCGGATGCGCTCGGCCGCCGCCTGGTATCCGGCCTCACGCTGCGAGCACTTCGCCTTGACCAGGTGCTTGCCGAGGTCCGCGACGTGCCTGCCGCAGACGGGGCAGACCTCGCGCGGCGCGTAGACCTTGCCGTCGCGCCCGGTCACGGCGGCCGCCTCAGGTGTGTCACCTGACACACGTGTGGCCGCGACGTCGCGGGCGACGGTCTTGGGGGAGGCGCCGACGATGGGTGCGATGGCGCGTGTGCTCATTCCCTGGTCGGTCAGGTACCCGACGAGCTCGCGGCGGTCGGCGCCGTCGAGGCGCATCTGCCCGCCGAGCACGTCCGCCAGGTATGCCGTCCACGACGCGTAGCCGAGGACGTCGGCGACCTCGCCCGCCCGGGCCTGCTCGACCAGCTCGGCCAGGCGCTGGAGCCGTTCGCGGGTGGTCTGCGCCGTCAGCCGGATGCGATCGGTCAGGGCCTTGGCGTGCTCGACGTCGAGCCGCCCGGCGGGGACCGGCGGGACCGCTGGGGCGTCGTCCGTGACGACGTCGACCACGGACAGCGCCGCGCCCTGGACGTCCGCCAGGGCGGGCATAGCGGCCCGCCTGCGCACGGTCACGACGCCGCCCCCTGCCGGTCCCGCCGACCGGCCAGGTCGATGACCGGCGCGAGGGCGACGTCCTGCCTCCCGCTACCCTTGTGCAGCCGGGCCCAGCACCGGCGCACGATCAGGGGCCAGGCTCCAAACCAGCGGGTTCGGGGTTCGAGTCCCTG